GCCCATATTAGATTCATTGACAAAGTACAACAGTTTATCCTTGATGAATTTGAGTTTTAGATTTTGAAGGTTCTTATCCTTTCTGTGTTGGAAATTGTTTTCTTCATCTAATGCCCATGCTCTTATAAGTCTATCGGGTAGGAGACACTTCTTGTTCTGATGCAATATGAGCTGGCTCACTAAGTAATAAAACATGTTTCCTAGCTCTTTCTTGAACGGAGTGAACAGATAAATGAACTGAATTGGGACAAAGGATGGGCCCCATCTGCTTTTGTCAAAACTAAAGAATAATGACATTCGTCTGCCTTCTTTTTTTCTAGCTTCAAACAGTAGTTCCCTTATGATTTCATTTTTCTTATCACCATGGGTCAGGGTTTCTCTTTTATCAAATTGACAGATATTCCTTGACAATGTTTCTATTATGTTAATCTTTATTCTGCTCTTCAGTGTGAGAATTAAGATCTCACGGACACCTCCTATTTGATTTTTCTTAAATATTTGAAATTCCACTGGCTCATCCAGATAATTTTTGGCAACATCAGATGATTTTAAGTGACCCTCCTTGATCAAATCCATAGCATTCTCAACACATTTCCTTCTTTTGTTTTGTTTTGTCTCATTGGGCTTGAATTCCAAATTATCAATGACTGAGCTTGATTTGTATGTTGCAAACTCATCTATGGTCTTGTCCATTGATGGTTTACTGGCAGCTACCTTAACATCTGACGCCAATCTATCCCCCACCAATTCTCTATTCAACTTTGATCCAATTTCCAATGCCCTTCGTGAAAACTTATGAGCATGTGGCTTCATTATGACATCAGAAGCCCACCTTTCATCAGAAATGTCCGATTTATATCCCAAATGAGCATTATGGGCTTTCATTTGTCTCATAGATTCTTCTCCTTCAAGCATTTTTGACAATATCTGAAAGCTGGCATGAGTGGGGTCATCCTGATTCTTGTTAAACAACATACATAAATACATCTCAGAGAGAATTTCAGAGAAGTCTGCTAACCCATATCCTGCATGTATTACTGGCCTTGGGAGTAACAATCTAGCTCCACCTTTATTGTCCATGAAAATTTTATTGACATCATCAAATTTCACAGATCCATAATTATAAAACTTTGAAAGATCATGTTTTTCCATGGTTTTTATAAATTCGACCATTTTTTTTAAAAAAAACAATTGTAATGGGGATCTAATTGGCTCCTTACATTTATCCATTACGCTATTAGGATATTTAAAGATTGATATCATAGTCATCACTAAATACCTAATGTTTTGTAATAATTTTGATGTGGATCTCCGATCTTCCATGTAAATCATAATAATTAGACCAAGAGTGTTTGAATTATCTTCCTTCATGGATTCAATGATTGTTCTATTATTAGATTGATCTGATTCTGACATTGAGAAATCATATGTTGTTCTGTATCTCATGGTCATAAAACTATAATAAGCCATAAGAATCTTATCATATGCTCTAATGTAATGGTCCAACCTGTGGGCATC